CCAGATCATATCATATCAATGCAATTAAATGAAGGTGGTCAGCAAGTAAATGTTCCAATTATTATGACATCAAATAATCTTACTGACAGATACGAGGGAGATTTAAATAGTAGAAGACTTCACATATCTACTTTTAATTTTATAGCCAAATCGTATATTTACGGAGCTGTTACAGGAGCTACAACAATTGATAGTAGCCCAAACAATATTATTGATCTTGATTAACAAATGAATGTAAATAAAAATTTAGCCAAGCTGTTCTCTGTACCATTAAATGAAGTACCAGAGCCAAAACAAAATTTGCACGGTGGAACATTTGATTCCGCAAATTTTCAAAAAGATTATGAATTGGTACAATCAAATATAAAAGATTTGATTGGTACAGGAAACATTGCTTTGGAGAGTGCTCTTAAAGTTGCAACTCAGTCTGATAGCCCAAGAGCTTTTGAAGTTGTTGCAATATTATTAAAAACCATGGCAGAACTAAACAACAATGTTTTGGACGTACACAAAAAAGCTAAAGATACAACTGGATCAAAAGTGGAAGTAAAACAAACAAATAATTCTTTATTTGTTGGATCTACAAAAGATTTACAAAACTTTTTAAATAAAGAAAGAAGCACCAACAAAGATGTTGTGGAAGCGGAAGTGATAAATGATGAACAAAAACACCAACCAAGGCTACCGGAATAACCCCAATCTAAAGTTACCGGGAGTAGAGTTACAATATACAAAAGAACAGTTAGAAGAATACATTAAGTGTGCAAACAATCCAGTTTACTTTTGTGAAAAATACGTAAAAGTAAAAACACTTGATAAAGGAGTTGTGCCTTTTAATCTGTACCCGTATCAGCAAAAATTTGTAAACGCAATCCACCAGAATAGATTTACTATATCAAAGTGGCCTCGTCAGTGCGGTAAATCCACATGTGTAACTAGCTACATCTGCCATTACATAACTTTTAACCAAAGTGTTAACGTAGCAATTCTGGCAAACCGGTTAAAGACTGCAAAAGAAGAATTGTTCTCCAAACTTCAACTTGCATATGAAAATTTGCCACATTTTCTGCAACAAGGAGTTGTAGAATGGAATAAGACGAGCTTTAAACTGGAAAACGGGTCTAGAGTCATGTGTGATGCTACATCGTCTACAGCGATCCGTGGTGGCTCGTATAATCTATTGCTGCTTGACGAGTACGCCTTCTTACCAAGCCATGTAGCTGAAGAATTCTATACAGCGACATATCCAACCATCTCGGCTGGTACTACAACAAAACTTATAATTGTATCCACACCCAATGGAATGAATCACTTCCATAAACTTTGGGTTGATGCCAATCGGCAAGAAGGGCACAAGTTAAAAAATAAATTTATTCCGGTTGATGTTAGTTGGAGAGATACACCGATAAGTCCGGGAAATCCAAAATTAAGAGATGATGCATGGGCAGATGAACAAATAGCTAACACCAGCCCGGATCAGTTTGAACAAGAATATGGTTGCAGCTTTTTGGGTTCATCAAATACTTTAATATCTTCATCAAAATTAAATGTTTTGGCTCCAGAACAACCTCTGGAAGAAGATTCAGAAGGTCTTAGAATATTCAATCAACCAGAAAAAGATAAAATTTACTTTTTACAAGCTGACGTATCTAGAGGTCAGGGATCTGACTATTCTGCTTTTACAGTAATAGACGGTACATCTGCACCATATAAAATAGTTGCATCTTATAGAAATAATGCTGTAAGTCCATTTAACTTTCCAAATGTTATCAAAAAAGTAGGAGAAAAATATAACAATGCTTATGTTTTAGTTGAAACAAATGATATAGGTGGCCAAGTTTCTTCTATACTTTACAATGACTTGGAATATGAAAATTTGCTAATGACACGCATAATGGGCAGAAAAGGACAAATTTTATCTCAGGGATTTGCCCAAGGAAAAAGTGAAATGGGTCTCAGAACCACTGCACAAACTAAAAAATTGGGTTGTGCAATTCTTAAAAGACTAATAGAAGAAGATAAAATTTTATTAAATGATGAAAGAATCATCACAGAACTGACAACATTCGTTTCTAGATCTAACACATACAAAGCAGAAGAGGGCCATAATGATGATATGGTAATGACTTTGGTGTTTTTTGCTTGGCTGAGCAGACAAGAATATTATGCAGATTTGATTGAAAGTGCCAAATTTAATTATGAAGATGCCCAAAAACCTGAAGATGATAATATTTTAATAACGATGAATGATCAAAAAGAAGATGATGATGAAGAATTTGTGCAAGATGGCGTTATTTGGTATCCAACATAAAATTATAAATATTTGATATAAAAAGGGATAAAATGGCATCACTCAGCTCTTTCGTAAACTCAAGTCAATATACAAAAGAAAATTTAAATTTTCCTTTTTTAACAGCCATGAAATTGGGTACGGCTTATGTTGCCCCCTCTTTTACTGGATTAAACGGTGCAGCAAACAATGATCCGGGTGGATTGTTTGGATGGTTAGTATATTCAAGATCTACAAGATATACAACCCCCAAGGGCGCAACAACAGACAAATATATCGTATATACAAATCCTTATGATTTAGTCGGTGATTTAAACCAACTAGATGGTATCACTGCATGTTTAGTTTCTGCCACAGGTGCTGGCGGAACATATGGATTCTTTGATGCGATTGATACTCAACTTTCGCCCAAAGCAGCGGGAACGCAATTCTTACATGCAATAAACTATCTTGCATACGGCGGAACTCTTGTTGTTGCAGGCAGTCAATTAGGATTCTCTGATTACACAGAAGATACTGGAAATTATTTTGATTTGATGGTTGACCCATTTTTTAATTCCAATGTAGCTTCTTGGTTTATAGATCAACCGTACACAATGGGAATTTATCCAACTATTCCCGGAGCAGATGGTATAACTGGTAGCGGATATACTCTAGGAAATTTTGCGACTTTGTTCGGAAATTCTGCTTATACTACTGGTGTAACTGTAGCCGGAAGAGTATTCAACGTATGTGGTATCAAGACTCTTACAAATTTGGATACCAGCTCAGTTCAAGAAAACACAAAAATAACCTATACCATCCAAGCTACAAATGATGTAGCTGGATTCTTTGCAAGAGCAAAAAATAGAAATGAAAGTTATTTAACTGTTGCTGGTCTGGACAGAGCAACCGTAATAAATGGAAATATTGTAAATCCAATTGACTGGGCTGGGTCTTTGAAAAATACCCTTCGCACAAATAGAGCCAACTTCTTCGTAAACTACAATCCTAAGTTCTTGGGGGCAGACTTGGTTGGTGCCACAGCAAATAGTGCAATTGGAGTAAATGACAGAGTTGGTCCAGCCAGAATGCGTGTAAACCTTACAAAAGATGTCAACACAATTGCATTGAAGTACGTCTTTGATATCAATAATCAGACTACACGCAATCAAGTAATTTCTGAGATACAGACAGCACTTGATCCTTATGCTCCATTTATTGATACAACAGAAACACAAATTATTTGTGACAGCTCAAATAACACAGATAATTCTTCAACACTAAACGTTGAAGTAGTGGTAAAACCAATACTAACAACAGATAGTTTTGTAATTAGCGTTACCTACACACAATAATGAACAACTCAATAAGCGTTTTCAAAGATAATTTTAACGGAGGTACAAGGTCAAACAGATTCCGTGTTAGACCTGTTTGGCCTCAAGGTGTCAGCGTAAACACGAATGATGCTACATTTAAAATTATTTCCGCTTCTTTACCTGTTGTTCAAATCAATTCAATAAGCGTTCCGTATAGAGGAAGACTTGTTAATTTTGCAGGAGACCGTCAATATAGTCCATGGGTTGTTGGAATATACGACGACGGTAATACGCAAAATTTGTGGTCGGCTTTTCAAAAATGGAAAGAATTGATGGATGGTAACTATACGCACAAAGTTACGGGAAATGACTTTTCATATAGTCGTTATCAGACTACATGGGAAATTCAACATCTTGATGTAAACGGTGAAGATCCAATTAGAAGAATCAGCCTCTATAAATGCTGGCCAAGCGTTGTTGGAGAAATTAATCTAAACATGGGAGAAAGCAACTTTGTTGCTTTTAGCGTAACACTGACATTTGACAACATAAAGATATGGGGAGTCTAAATGTTAAATGAATTCAAAACAAACTTCTTAGGTGGAACCCGTGGAAATAGATTTTTAATAGAAGGAACTGTGCCAACAGGCGGTAGATTCACAAGATTTCACGTCAGATCTACAATCATACCTCAATTAACCACAAAAACTCTTACGTATGATTATTTTGGAAGAAAATACCATTATCCGGGCGAAAGAGATTATGGAAACTGGGCTTTCACTGTTCTTGATGATACCGGACAGCAAAACAATTTATGGCAAATGTTTCAAAATTGGCACAATGATATAAACAATCACGAAACAAATGAATCTTTTGACATTAGTGATGGGCGGGATTATAAAGCCTATAACTGGAAAATTAAACATCTAGACATCAATGGTGATGAATCAAATCCTTTAAAGGAATTTGTTTTGCAAGGTTGCTGGCCAGCATCTGTTTCTCAATTGTCACTAAATATGTTGCAGCCTAACACACTCAATTCATTCAATGTAATTATTGTTTACGATTATATTGAAATCAAAAATATTACATCAAGAAACACGTGAGGAAATAAATGGAAATAGAAGCCTTCGGATTCGAATTTGGTAAAAAAAGAACCACCAAGCAGGAAAAATTAGAAAAAAACCTGCAATCTTTTACTGCGCCTGAAGTTTATGATGGCACAGTAACAGTAGAAGCCGGAGGATTTTTTGGCACTGCGCTGGACTATTCATCTGCTATGCGAGATGAAAATGCATCGGTAGTTCAGTACAGAAACATGTCAATATACCCAGAAGTTGATAATGCTATTGATGAAATTATCAATGCTTCAATTGTTCCGGGAACAGATAGAAAGCCAGTAAAGCTTGATCTTTCAAATTTACCTGTATCCGATGTAATTAAAAATAAAATTTACCGAGAATTTGACAGAGTAATTAATCTTCTAGACTTCAACAACAAATCATATGAAGTTTTTAGAAGATGGTATATCGATTCAAAGGTATATTACAATATTGTTATTGACAAGGATCTTCCAACAGAAGGAATCAAAGAATTGGTTCCGATTGATCCGATGAAGATCAAAAAAGTAAGAAAAATTAAAAAAGAAACTGAACAGCTTAACGGTCAGTCAATTTCATTGATTAATGATATTGAAGAGTATTATCTTTACACCAATAGCGATAAAGAAACTTTTATTATGACCGGGCCGGGTGGACTTAAACTATCTACAGATAGCGTTGTTTATGTCCCATCTGGTGTCATCGATCTTAATACAAAACGTGTTTTGGGTTATTTGCACAAAGCAATTAGACCATTAAACATGCTTCGACAACTAGAAGATTCTCTTCTAGTTTACCGTATTGCACGCGCACCTGAACGCAGAGTGTTCTACGTTGACGTAGGACAGCTTCCAAAACAAAAAGCCGAACAGTATATGCGCGATATGATGAGTAGATTTAGAAACAAACTCATCTACAATCAAGCAACAGGTGAAGTACGTGATGAAAGAAACCATCTTTCAGTTTTGGAAGATTACTGGTTGCCTAGAAGAGAAGGTTCACGTGGAACAGAAATTACAACTCTTCCAAGTGGTCAAGCCATGTCGCAAATTGAAGACGTTGATTACTTCAAGAAAAAGCTTTATAATTCTTTGAACGTTCCAATAAGTCGTCTAACAGCTGAATCGACAGGGTTTAATATGGGAAGATCTGTCGAAATAACCAGAGAAGAAGTCAAATTCTATAAGTTTATTGAGCGTCTAAGACACCACTTCTCAAAGTTATTCATGGACATTCTTCGCGTTCAGTTGCTTCTCAAGGGTGTAATGACCGAGGAAGATTGGCAACAACTAAAAGTTGACATAAATTTTATATACAATACAGATAATTATTTCTGGGATCTTAAAGAAGCAGAAATTTTAGCTGAAAGATTGAAAATGATTTCCATTGTAGATCCTTATGTTGGAAAATATTTTTCCAGTGCATTTATCAGAAAAAATATTCTTCGTCAAACAGATGAAGACGTACGGTCTATTGATAAAGAGATGGAAGTAGACAGACAAAGAATGCAAGCCGAACAAATGGCTTTGATGGCACAACAACAGGCTCAAATGGGGTCTGAAGAATCAGCGGAGCAATAATGGAAAACGTTACCAAAATTTTACTTAAAAACGGTATAAATGGTATGATTCGCAAAGACGAAGATTACTTTAAAGACAATGTTATTCATTCTTTGTCTTTAAAACTTAATGCTGCAATAAACGAAGCTTCAGTTTCTTTAAAAGAAAGATTGTTGTTTTCAGAAAAAATTACGCCATACCAAAGTGGAATACCAGTTTTAATAACATTTATGGAACACTTCAAACCCGGAAAATATAAATTTGAAGACGATACTGTTATAAATATTAGTGAATCTGATGTTGAAAACATCAAAAAATTGTTTGAGCAATTAAATCCCAATAACAGACTGAAAATGGCCAAAGATATTTTTAAAAATTCAACAAGTTTCAAACAACACATTGAATTTTCAAAATCAGCAAAAGGAATACTATGAAAAACAACATTCGCGAAATGATTAAAAGTGCTATTGAAGAGAATGCAGTTTCTTTTAAGGAAACCGCTTCTCGCACACTTTACACAAAGGTTGCCAGCAAGTTGCAAGAGCAATACAAGACCGTCGCTCAAAACCTAATGAGACCAACCAATGAAACTAATAACAGAACTAACTGAAGACATCAAGTATATCAAAGAGAATGTCGGCAACGGTGAAAAACATTATTTCATCGAAGGCATTTTCATGCAAGCCGAACAAAAAAACCGCAACGGAAGAATTTATCCAAAGAATATTTTGGCTAAAGAAACTGGCCGGTATATCAATGAATACGTAAATAAGGGCCGTGCTCTTGGTGAATTAAACCACCCAACAGGACCAACTGTAAACCTTGACCGCGTTTCTCACATTGTCAAGGATCTTCATGAAGACGGAAATAATGTTTACGGTAAGGCTAAAGTTTTAGATACCCCAATGGGTCGTATCGTAAAAAACCTAATCGATGAAGGTGCTCAATTGGGAGTCTCTACCCGTGGTATGGGATCTTTGAAGTCTCGCAATGGGTATCAAGAAGTTCAAGAAGATTTCATGTTAGCTGCAATTGACATCGTAGCAGATCCTTCTGCCCCAAATGCTTTCGTAAATGGCATTATGGAAGGAAGAGAATGGATCTTCGAAAATGGCATTTGGACCGAAAGAGACCGCGATAATGCTGTAAGACTAATTAAGTCTTCTCCAAAGAAAGATCTAAACAAAAATATCGTAAAGATATTTGAAGAATTTTTTAAGAAACTTTCATGACATACAAATTTCCATCTGATACCAAAAATTATCTTGTTTTAATGATAGAAAACAAGATCGAAACAAATCCACAAGATTCAGTTTTTAAAGATAAAAAACTGTATGAGGAATGGTATGATCCAATTTCATGGCTTTCAACTGGAGAAAAAAGAACTAAAGAAGAAGCCAAAAAAGAAATGTCAGGGTTTGGTGGTGGTGAGGGTAGTGGTCAACCCAGATTAAAAAATAAAGAAGACTCACCAAATTTTGGTGAAATCTTGGTTGGTGACTCTGATGAGCAAAAACAAAAAGAAGAAGACCAAGATGAAACTAGCCCATTTCTAAAATTATTGGGTGCAGCCGGAGCAATGGGTGCTGGTGCTGCTGCAGGAGCTTTAGGAAAAAAAGGAGCTGGTCTACTAAAAGGAGCAGCAGGCGCTCTTGATAGAACAGGAATTTTAGGAAAAGTTGGTGGTTCTGCACTAAAGTATGCTTCCCGTGGTGTTGCTAGCCTTGGAAAACAAGCAGAAGAACTTTCTGGTAAAACTTGGGTTGAAGCTCAATTAGGAAAAATTGGACAAAGCCAGATGGAGCTGGCGGCTCAGGGAGCCGGATCTCCTTGGACAAAATTTGTAATTCCAGAAAAGAAACCAAGCAAAATTATAAGCCCACAAGAAAGACAACAAGCAGATTATGATGCCGAAACTGAAAGATTGGCAAAACAAATGAAAGCCAATGAGGTCAGAACAAAAGCAAAACAACAAGGATTGATTCCTTGAGAAACAATTTAATATAAATAATTTTACAATTTAAGGATCCTTTGATTATGAAAAACAACAAAAAATACACAATTTCTGAAGCTGCCGCCGAAGCCATGGGCCTTGGTGCTATTTCTGATGGAAAGCCAGATTATGATGCTACAGGTAAAAGCTCGGTAACACCAGCTCCTATAGTTTCTGGTATGCCAGCAACAACCCCAGTTGGTGCCCCAGTAGTCCCTAACAGCATGGCTGGAATGGCCATGAAGACTTCTGCTCCTGTTCAACCACAGGTTGAAGAAGAGGATGAGGAAGCCGAAGAGGAAATGGAAGAATCAACACCTGAGCCAGATTCAGACGTTGAGGAAGTCGAAGAGCAAACCCGCGCACAATTCCGTTCAGCTTTAATTTCACTCTTGGGTGAGGATAATGCATCCGAAGATTTGGTTGCAAAGCTTGAAGGAATTTTTGAAGCTGCAGTCACAGATCGCGTTGAGCGCACAGTCGCCGCAATCGTTGAAGATGTCGATGGCAACGTAAAGACATATCTTGATAATGTCACCGAATCTCTCGTTGAGAAGGTTGACGATTATCTAGACTACGTTGTTGAAGAATGGATGACAGAAAATGCTGTTTCTGTTGAACAAGGCATCAAAACACAAATCGCAGAAAACTTCATCACTGGTCTAAAGAACCTCTTTGAGAACCACTACATTGATGTTCCAAACGAGAAGTACAACGTTCTTGATGAGCTATATTCACAAAACCGTCAACTTGAAGAAAAGCTAAACGAATCTTTCAACACCAATATTGCTCTTCGCAAGCAAATTGAATTGACAGAATGTGCTGGAATTTTTGTAGCCGAAACCAAAGATTTGGCTGACACACAAATTTCTAAACTTCAAAATTTGATGGAAAACGTTTCTTTTGGTGACACAGAAGAGTACCGCAGTAAGCTAGTTGCCATCAAGGAAAATTACATCAACACAGCAAGAGTTTCTGCTCCAACACGCACACCAGAGCCAGAGCAAACTTTTTCAACAGTCAAGGGTAATCCAACAACTTTAGTAGAAGGTTATGTTGGAGCCTTGGGTAGACTAAACAAGAAAGTCTAAAAAACAATTTTTACTAAATAATTTTACTCACAGGAGATAACTAAAAAATGCAATTCGCAGACAACACACCATATGACGTATTAACCGAGAAGTGGGAGCCAGTGCTTGGTCACGATGCTCTTCCTTCTATCCAAGATGACTACCGTAAGAAAGTTACTGCAGTTCTTTTGGAGAACCAAGAACAAGCTCTTCGTAGCCAACACCTCACAGAAGACATGTCATCCGGCAACCTCGGAATGCCTATGGACTACACGAACACAACAAGAGTCTCTGGTTATGACCCAGTACTCATCTCGTTGGTTCGTCGCGCCATGCCAAACTTGATGGCCTATGACATTTGCGGCGTTCAACCAATGACCGCCCCAACCGGCCTCATCTTTGCCATGCGTTCGAACTATTCGTTCGCTGGTAACCAAGGATCTTCTTACGGTGCATCAAACTACACCGAAGCTAACTTCCAAGAGCCACAAGCATCTTACGGTGGTTCAGGTTGGACCTTGCCAGCAGCCTTTGCTGCTTCTAAGGGTCTATCAGCTGGCTGGAACTACACAGCCGGTATGACCAACTCGGCTTTCCGTGGTACATCGATCAACACAGTTCGTGGTATCCTAACATCTCAAGGTGAAGGTATCGGTTCCACCGCTCCATATGCTACATGGAACCAAATGTCCTTCACAATCGACCGCGTTGCTGTTCAAGCTCGTACACGCGCTCTAAGCAGCAACTACACAGTCGAATTGGCTCAAGACCTTAAGGCTGTTCACGGTCTAGACGCTGAAGCTGAACTCGCTAATCTTCTCAGCACCGAAATTCTTGCCGAAATCAACCGTGAAATCGTCAAGACAATCTACTTCGTTTCTAAGAACGGTTCGCAACAACCAGATCTCAGCGGATCTGCAAGCGGTGGTGGTGTATACGATCTTGACCAAGATTCTGACGGTCGTTGGTCTGCTGAACGCTTCCGTGGCCTCAGCTTCCAAATCGAACGTGAATGCAATCAAATCGCCAAGGAAACCCGCCGTGGTAAGGGTAACTTCATCATCTGCGATAGCGATACCGCAGCAGCCCTCGCCATGTCTGGCTTCATGAGCCTCAGCCCAGCAATCGCTCCTCAACTCAACGTTGATGACACACAAAGCACCTTCGCTGGTATCCTCAGTGGCAAGATTCGCGTCTACATCGATCCATATAGCCCAGTTGGTTACAACTTCTTCGTTGCTGGCTATAAGGGTGAGTCGCCATACGATGCTGGATTGTTCTACTGCCCATACGTTCCGCTACAAATGGTACGTGCAGTTGATCCAAACACTTTCCAACCACGTATCGCATTCAAGACTCGTTACGGCGTCGTCGCCAACCCATTCGTGCTCAACAGCTCGGGTGTTCCAGATGGCGAAACCCTCACAAGCGGCTTGAACCAATACTACCGCCTCACATCGGTACAAAACCTCCACGGCAACACCATCTAATTGATGGTCTAACCAAGGAAAGTATAAAACCTTCGAAAACCTCCCGAGTAATCGGGAGGTTTTTGTTTTACCATAAATATTTCTATGAGTTTATGTTCATCAAACACTAACCCGATGTATAACAGTTATTTTCGTCTGGTATTTGGTCGTGGGACCAAACAGATGGAACTTATGTGTCAAAGAGCAAATCTTCCGGGTATTTCTGTTCC